TTACTATCGTACAGCTAAGAAACGCTTTGCCAAGTGGTCACACTCAGAACGTCTAGGTTACGGTGCGCCTTACTGGTTCACAGAAAATGTAGATGTTATGTTAAGGGAGGGACAGCTATGAGAAAGATAACTAGACAAATAACAGAAGCATTCGCTAACAAACAAGCGAAGCGATCAGGCAACGATGAAGTTACGCTAACTAATGACTCAGAAGTTAGACTATACTTACATCGTAACAAGATAGCTGAACACGTAATCGGTACAAACATACTGACAGTTACGTTAGCAGGTTGGGGTACGAACACTACACGTGAGCGCCTTTGCGGATTGATGACAACGCTCGACCTACCTATACACTTTACTCAGCATAAGCATGAGCAATACATACGCACCGCAACAAAGGGACGTAAGATAGGTGAGAGTGAAATCATAAGCATTGACCTAAACACAGGTGAAGAAGTGCAGAAATGATTAAAGAAAAGATAATAAACTTTAGATCGTCGGATAAAAAGTTCGGTACACTAGGTGATCTCAACGATAACACTCCACTAATACTACTAGCACCTAAGAAAGATGATGAGACTTATGATAAGCGTGAGACTCTATGCGTAGACGGTACAGATCAAAAACTTATCAAAGAACGTTTAGCTGAAGGTTGGGATGTTATGTTAGCGTATCATTACTACGACAGGTTAGAGTTAGATAACTATGTGCCAGAGGATCATAGCTATCTACGAGGCATAACAGATCACGTATACCACCCAGAACTAGGACGTAAAGAAATACAATGGCCACAGAAAAAGAACGCACAATAGATTTAGCAGCGCGAGTCAAGCGTTACAATACCAACGATAGCTACATACAGAAACAGTTAGCTAATGCGCTAACGTTAAGCTACCGTCATGAGCCTGTCTTAATCACAGGATCTACTGGTACAGGGAAAGAATTGATAGCGCACATACTACACGGTACACGTGTAGGTGAGTTTGTCACAGTCAATACCACAGCAGTAACCGATACGTTATTCGAGAGTGAGTTGTTCGGTCATTTAAAGGGTAGTTACACAGGCGCTTTCAGAGATCGAGACGGACTCGTAGAGTATGCCAAGAATGGTACGCTGTTCCTCGATGAGATAGGTGACATGCCGCTAGGCTTGCAAGCAAAGTTGCTACGTTTCATACAGTTTGGTACATACCGTAGGGTGGGAGACAACGAGACACGTATATCCAACTGCCGCATCGTAGCTGCCACGTGTGCATCGCTACCCTTACGAATAAAGATGCAAGAATTTAGAGAAGACTTATACTACAGACTATCAACGTTCAACATACACCTAACGTCTTTAATGCAAAGAGTTGGTGATGCTGTGCTGTACATAGAGAATCATCCAGCATACGAGAAGATGTCTAAGAAAGAAATACAATCTCTTATGAAACATTTATCAGTAGATAAGTTAGCGGGTAACTATCGTGAGCTAGAGCAGTTAATGTTACGGTATGAAGTCTTAAAAGAACTACCCGAAAATGTTAAAAGGTACTAAAAATAGTTTTAAAAGTCAAGCACTTTGGCACGAATCTTGCTTTATAATAGGTATCTGATACCTCGTGTAAAGCGTTAGCAGATAAACAAGAACATAACATATATGGCACAGTATAACGTACAAGAGTACAAGGACGGTGATTGGAAAGGTTTCAAATTCACCGTGAAACAATTCGATACCACAGCGGAAGCTGTAGAAGCTATCGGAGAAAGCAACGTACTAGCATTGCTAAACCAGCAAGTCGCTAGTCGTATACGAGCGAAGGTCAAGAACTCGTTACCGAAAGGTCTTAACGAAGATGATCTTAAAACACAGCAATCACGTTTACAAGAGAAGCACCATGATGGTGTACTCTTTACATCAGATGACGCAGACAAATGGAAACCTGACCAACGTGAGCTTACACCTACCGCACTGTTTAAGTTAGCGCAAGCTGCTTTCAACTCTGGTAAGGCAGAGGAAGGTAACGAACTTCTGAAACAGATGGCTTCCATGATGGAAGAAGTGTAAGTAATTACTCATGATAGGGGAGAGTGTTAATACTCTCTCCTATCTTTTTAATAATTTAAGTTGATATATTAATATGGAAGATGACAACACAATAGATATTGTAATAGGTAAATTACAAAAACCAGAACGTAAAACAGGCTCACCATTAAAGGTGAATCGTTCAACATACACAGAGATTAGCGCAGAGTCTGTCAAACCTATCTTAGATAAATTAATGAATGATCCTACAGATGTTTTTGTACCATCAAAGGGTTCTGGTTACACTTATCGTACACTATATTGTAAAATAAATGATGCGCTCAAATGGCTTATGCAAAACACAGATGATCCTGAGAGGTCAGAGTACTGTTTGCTACGATCACAAATTTCTATACGTGCGATAGAAGATCCAGATAACTCTGGCGTTTTAATATATTTTAAAGAGGGTATGCGTAAGCTACGGCAGAAGTCTGGTGACGGACGTTCGTTAGAGTTTGCTACAACTGACTCAGGTAAGTGGAGACATGATGTCATACGTTGGTTGAAGAATGCCAAGGACGGCGATATGTTTGAGAGCGGTACGCTTGAAGAGTTCTTAACAGAACAAGATGAAGCATGGATATTGCAGACGTTAGCTGGCATAGCACCCGACGCTGAGTCTGTTGTTAAAGAGAAAAGTTTCCGCATCATACGATGAGCGATTACATTGGCGTTGTATACCTTATAGCGTTTTTAAGTTTTGTAACATACAACTATTATAAAGAATGACAATTGAAGAACTACTTAACTGTAACATAGCAGAGTTAGAGAATATGTCTGACGAAGAGTTGAAAGAACACTTCAAGCCATACCTATCTGTAACACAGCCAGACCCAAACGTAGCTATAGTTAAACCGAAGCGTAAGAAGAAAGCTTCGGTTATATCGAAGAAGAAAAAACAAACCCTTGAAGAACAGATGAAAGAACTTGCAGAACTTCATGGAGTTAACTTAGAGAAACCAGCTAAAGATATTTTACCAGCAAACTTACGATAATGAATTTAACTTTAAAAAGAACCAGCGACGGTCGCTATATAGTTAAGCTAGACGCATCCCTCTACAGCCAGACAGCATGCCCTCGGCGCTTATGGTACATGGGAGCGCGTGGCCTAACCTATGAAGCGAAGTCACACAAGATGGAGTATGGCACAGCGTTTCATAAAGCGTTGCAAGAATACTACACGACAGGTAACACGAAGGCATCCATCGCCACTGCGATAGAACACTTTGAACAAGATGACATACATGTACCTGACAATGACTTCCGTGACATGGGTCATCTCGTAGCCACACTCACACAATACTTTAACACGTATGAAAAGTTTGACGGATTGAAAGCTGACATGGGTGATGAAGGCCCACTACTAGAGCAGCGCTTTGCTGTACCGTACTGGACTGACGGCGAGCTTATTGATGTCGTGCTATGTGGTACTGTTGATATGATAGGTAACTACAACGGACTACCTGCGCTCATAGATCACAAGACAACATCACTCAACCAAGTTGAAAAGTATTTAGACAGCTATCAGAACTCACCTCAGATGATGTTCTACACTATGATATGGAAGCGTATGTTTCCTGATGTACCTCGCAGTGTTATCATCAACGGTATCTTTCTTAACCGTAGTGGTAGGAATAAGTTCCAACGCTCAGCGTTCATAACGTTCAGCCCTCACGTACTCAAAGAGTTTGAGCAACATTTAAAGCTGACGATAGAAACGTATGTAGCAAACCTACTCAAGGTTATTCGAGATGGCGAAGATCCAGAAGAGACGTTCTCTCCTAACTTCACCTGCTGTGAAACTAAATTTGGTAGGTGTAACTTCTCACCTGTGTGTACAACACCGAGGCAAGAAGATCGTGAGACTATCATAGAGTCTCTGTTCTCTACCACTAACACCTATGACCCACTATTATTCCAAGCATAATGTTAACTGATCCACAAATAAGAGATATAGCGCTGAAGCGTTTTACAGAAGAAGCGCCAGCAAAATTTACAAAGGGTATGCAAGAACATAACCCTGACGGTACAAAAGGTTTGATGCGTATGGAACCTTTACAGCTTGTCGATAGCATAGCTGAAGAGGTGATAGATCAATGGCATTACATAGAATCTATTAGACAGAAGTTCTATGATCTGCTAAGTGAGAACCGACAACTGCGCAGTCGTATAATTTCCCTTGAGGAAAAATTAAAAGACAACAAGACACATGAGTAAAGCCATAATAGGAGTTGTGGGTAGTAGCGGTACGGGTAAATCAACATCCCTGCGCAACTTATCTCCCGATAAAACCCATATCATAGACCTTGAACGTAAAGGTCTGCCGTTCCCTAATGCAGGGAAGTTTAACGTTGCGTCATGCGCTAACATAAAAGAGTTCGACCAAGCCTTAGACAAGGCGCTTGCCGATGAGAAGTGTGAAGTTATTGTGATAGAATCTTTCACAAAGTATACAGAAACACTTATCGCTTTGGCACAGTCATCATTCAAAGGCTACGATGTATGGTCATACTATAATCGTATGATACGTGCCACGCTTGAGAAGGTTAAGAATGATAGAGCCGTTGTAATATTCACAGGCATTGATGAGATCGTACAGATTGCACAGCCTAGTGGTGACACATACAACGTACGCCGCATCAAGGTGCAAGGTAAGCAGCATGAAGGCTGCATAGAAAAGGAGTTCCTTATGGTACTCTTTACTGAAGTCAAGCGAGACAAGGAAGGCAATGTACGTTACGTGTTTCAAACAAACAGTGACGGCATTACATCTGCCAAGACTCCTATGGGTATGTTCAAGGATGCGTACATAGACAATGACATTGCTGTAGTTATTGAAGCAGCAAAGAAATACTACGCAGCATGAGCAACAAAGATAACGTAGCCGACTTGGTACGAACTGTTGAGAACGTTGAGGATATTTTAAAGTATGCACAGCGTGATCTAAAAGAAGCTGTTAGACAACTGCCTGAGATTACAGACGCTAATCCTGTTGAGTGGCCTAGCAATATGTTCTTAAAGCAATTGTTTGATGATCTTATGTTGGCTTACGGTAAGCCAGACACTGATTACAATAGCAATCAGCAACGTAAACTAAATGAGTTGATGAATGTTTTGGCCTCAAAGAATATAGATACCGTAGACGATCTTATTGATAAACTAATTTTAGGAGAATAACTATGCAACAAGAAGTATCAGAATATAAAGAAGTGGCTTTAGCTGTAGCGCGAGCAGCGCATGCACAGGCTAAAGAATTTGCAAGTGAACTTGATATCACATACGTAGAAGCGCTTAGCTTACTGCAGACTATCACAGTTGATAAGCTAACCTACGGATTAGCACAAACGCTTTCTTCACCTGACAATAGGAGTGCGGTCAATGAAGAACTTATAAACAAAGACGCTCCCAATAATAACAAAACTAAATAAAATGGCAGTCATCAACCTAGATGAAATCGCAGATAACGTAAGACCTTATCTGAAAAAAGACACATACTCAGCACGTATCATAGAAGCTGAGTTCACAACGAGTAAGGCCGGAGCGCCGATGATCGTTATGCAATGGGAGGTTGTAGCACCTGATGCTACTGAAGACCTCGAAGGTAAAACTGTTCGTATCGCTGGCTTACAGTTCCGTGACTATCTCTCGTTCAGTGAGAAAGCTATGGAGATAACTCTAAAGAGAGTCAAGACACTTCATCGTGCGCTTGAACTATCCGCTGAGTTCGATACGGATAATCCTAATGTAGATCAGTACGCTGGCTTAGCTGCTGACGTTACATTAGAAACTGAGCAGACCGCTCAAAAAACTGATGATGGTAGCCCTGTCTTAGATGACGACGGCAATCCAATCATGAACAACAACTATCGGTTGAAACGTGTTCTTCGTAAGAACGCTGACCACACGATAAACTAAGGGTTACGTTATGGTCTTAGTTTAATCGCTAAGACCATAACATTTAATTTAAAAACGCATGGGTACAGACTTACTATTAAGACGTGGCAAGGTGTCTGGTTGGAGTTGTGTAGACCTTACGCAAGGGAGCTTGGTAAGCGTACACAGTTATTCATTACCTATGTTGATCGCCTATGCGTTTATTCTTTTACCACTGGTAACAATAATGTAGCGATTGGTTATATGGCTGTAGAAACTATTAGATATAAGAAGTCAACCCTTCCGTATAAAGGGTTGACTGTAGTTTTAGGGAAGCCTTCACGATTTGATCGTGCGCAATTGCTTAGCGGTTATGGAGGGCAGATGTTTTACAATGCGCTATCGCCCATACCGAGGCAGAGCGTAGACGTGTTTCTCGCTGATGCTGTGGTCAACGGTGAGGTTAAGTACCAAGAGGGTACGAAAGTTGTTCTACTGCTAGGGCAGAAGGCTTTAGACATGGTAGCACAAGGTGTCAGCATAGATGAACAACGTGGATGTCCTATCATCAAAGACGGTATCACATACGTTCCATCGTACGAGCCGCAGGAAGCGGTCGATAGACAGGCATACTTCAACCCTAACGACACAGATGATAGCAAGGGCGGTGATGATAAGGGACGGCATGGAAAAACCCGTAGACCGAATCGTAAGTTCTGGCTCACCCGTGACATAAAGAAAGCTGTCGGCTACCTGACACAGGAAGCTGTAGTAACCAAGGCGAAACATATCTTATGGCCTCGCGCTGCTGAAGTTATCAAGGTGCTTACCAACACAAAAGGCAAGCACATGTACTTTGACATTGAAACTAATCGTAACCTTGAGCTTACGTGTTTTGGATTTTCGTTTGATGACGCAACTGCGTGGTGTGTACCTATGGTGGTATCACCGAGAGAAGGTTACTACTACAGTGACACTCATAAGATTTTAGCTGCGCTTGCCGTGGCAATGCGTGACAACATAACTGTCATACACAACTCTCTGTTTGATTTGTTTGTAATGGCATACAAGTACGGTATCCCAGCACCTCGACGTGTGTACGATACCATGCTTGCACACCACAGATTATTTCCAGAAGTAGAAAAGTCGTTAGGTCACTGCCTATCGTTGTACACTGACCAGCCCTACCACAAGAACGAGGGCGTGTTCGATGCACGTGGGCTTGAGCAGCAGACACAGTTGTATGAGTACAATGCCAAGGATGTTATAAGCATGGCACTACTGCAGCCGCAGATAGATGCTACTGCAGCAAACTTCAAGGCAACTGAAAGCATACAACAAGTTAATGATAGCGTTGTACCATACCTGACTGCCATGTTGCAGGGCATACGTTACAAGGACGACAAGTTAGATGACATCATAGCTAACAACGACAGACATCAGAACGTGTTGCTGAGATTCCTACGATTACTTATAGGCAACGACCTTAACCCTAACAGTCCCAAACAAGTCGCTAACTATTTATATAACAAGTTAGGTTACAAACGTCCGTCGAAAGATATCACAAGTGAAAAGGCTTTGTTACAACTGAGGTTGTCGAATCCTGACAATCCTGTTATTAGTCTTATCCTACGCTATCGTTCACTTGCTAAAGAGAGTGGGCAGTTAAAGTTTCCAGAGTGGGTAGGTACAAAACCATTAGACCACAAGCGTATCACGACTGCGTACAATCTGGCTGGTACAACCTCATATAGATTAGCGTCACGGCGCTTGTTAGGTCAGTGGGGTACGAACATACAAAACTTTCCCAAGAAACTTAGGAAGCTGTTCGTTGCTGATCCCGGTAACGTACTTGTTCAAGCTGACCAAGCTGGTGCAGAAGCACTTGTCGTTAGCTATCTGTGCCACGAAGGAAACTTTAGACGATTGTTTGCCAACGGAGTTAAGTCACATGTCTACGTTGCACTCAGATTGTTTGAAGATGTATGGGCTGCTGAGTTAGGTGAGTCATTAAAAGATTATTGTGAAGCTCCCGCTGCCGAGTTAGTTAAGTTACCACGCTGGCAGGAACTCAAGACACTTATATCTTCCAG